CATAAAAAGTAAAGATAATTATTTTGGTTCTATCAAGTCTTTACTTACATGGAGTGATAGAAAAAGAGTGAGCAAGGTATTGCGCGACACACCGCTACCATTAGTTATTGCTTTCTTAAAACAAAATGATGTGGACATAGAAGTGTGGCGCAGTCTAATGAAAACACATCAAATATTACCGGAAAAATACTCTAGGGCTTTGCTAACTTACAAGATTAAACCCAAAACTATGAGAGTTAATTGGCCTAAAAAGAAAACAAAGGAAAAAGAACGACCCGATGTGTTTGAATATGACGATGAACATTGGGAGATTATAAAGGACAACTCTATAACCGTAGCCAACACCTTACGTAAGCGTAAGAAGGTGTCGGATGAATGGTTGTAGAGACAGGAATATTTTTATTCGGTTGTTATTTATTCCATATTTACGTTAGAGATGTAGTAGGGTTAGATGTAACGGGCGTTAAATGTTTTGACGCTTCCGAAGCAGAAGGGGAGGGTATAAATGAAGATGGTAATTCCTTCGCTGATGCCGTTTTTTGGTCGGATTTAGGAAACCATTAATAAGAAGCATAGCGGCAACCTTTATACATGAGTGCGAACAACCGCCGAGTAAGGCGGCTTATAGTGGATATACTATGGAAACATGGTGCTATGACTAAAGAAGCAGTTGCACAGAAACTATCAAGTGATAAAAACGTGAGAGCAGTACCCTCACCACACAGTTTATCGGCTCTCTTATCTAAAAATCCTCAAATTGTACCTGTCGGTAGTGAGAAGGTGGAGAATGCCGTAGGGCTAAAGGCTAGCCATCTTATTTATGACATAAATAGAGACTTAATTAAGTCCACCGATGATATAGTTTATAGCCGAACCCCTACCGTGATGACACCTACACAACGGAGAGAAGCAGTACAATGCAAGTGCGGAAGGATAAGAGTATTTCCACCGGATTCGGGTGTTTGTCTACATTGTGTAAGGAATAATTCATAACACACTAACGGGGTAGATACACATGGGGGAGATGATGCGAGAGGATATTAGTAGCATTCTGTCAGCCATGTATCATACCCACCATAATTACGACCTATCGTATTTACTCTCTCCCGCCCACATTTCCGAAGGTAATTTTATCAGAACAGTATTGGATTATTTTACAGACCCCGATGAGGATGAGGAAATAGATTCTATTATTGTAGAGAAGATGAATCCCGAATACTTGCGAGGTATAATGATGGGTTTAGTCATAGCATTAGACACCGAGAAGGCTTATGGTGAACACATGGGTAGAAGTAGTCATGGAGAGATTCTTCATTTGTTCGATGCAGCCAACGCATTCTTGATTGAATCATTACAAAGATAATGTTTATAACCCTAACAAAACACAGTTTATGTTATGGTAACATGGGCTACTAAGTATAGACCTACTACATTCGATGAGATGGTTGCGAACAATAATTTTTCATCTTCTAGGCAACACCTTCTATTACATAGTAAGGCGGCAGGCGTAGGTAAAACCACTTACGCTCACGTTATCGCCAAGCATTTCGGCTACCCCCTACATATATTCAATGCTTCCTCTAAGAAAACTAGAGGCATAGCATTCGTTGAAGAAGAGTTGTTGCCCCTTACACGTTCCGGCAACTATCAACAATACATACTACTAGATGAAGCAGACCAATTGACACCCGAAGCACAGGGGGCTTTGAAGGGCGTAATAGAAAATGCACAAGGTCTTTTCATTCTTACCTGTAATAATATCGAAAAAGTAAGTCCTTACTTACGTTCAAGATGCAGGACATTAGAGTTTAGACCGATAGAGATAGATGATATGCTCAAGAGATTACAACATATTGCGATGTGTGAGAGCGTTTCGATAACTGTTGGAGAATTGGGTATGATTTGTGAAGCACATAATGGTGACTTAAGGAATGCTATCAATGCTTTGCAGGCTTACGACTCATTAGGGGAAGAAAAGGGTAAAGCATTCCTACATAGTTTAACGGTAAAAGAGTTTGATAGTAAGTTTCTATTAACTCTATGTTTCCGTGAGAAAGATTTCACTAATGCTATGAAGTTGTTCGGTAAGAATGATGTAAAGCAAACCATAAGAAGCGTATTTGATTACGCGATAGAGTCCGATGCTAGTAGCAACGGCAAGATGACAGTCATTGATGCGGCTATAACAGCCGAGAGGGATTTGATGAGTGGGATTGATGAAGATATTGTCAAGGGTAATTTCTTGAGAATGTTGATGCAACCGCATTCTTTATAACCGTATTAGTGGCGAGAGAAAAATAACTGAGGTACAGAAAATGACTAACCCGATGCTAGAAAATATTGCTAAAACGCTGAACGTAGCACCCGAAGTGGTGCAAAATAGGGCTGATGAAGTCCTTGTGGAACAGGGTGCTGCGTGGAAAAACGCAGGCCGTTCTGATGAAGATTGTGCGGTACTCGCACTAAGAGTCGCAGGCCGACAAATATCTTCTGAATCTGCTAGACTACGAAGAACAGGCTCGGACGTTTTCGAGGGTATGTTTATTTCTGTACCGCGACCTAAAGAGTGGGGTAAAATACTATACAATAAAATGAAGAATCAACTTATGGCTGCTAATGATGATGTACGTCAAGTACTGATTGATAGTGGCGCGGTTGTTGTCTTTGAAGATAACAATGACGGTACATATACAAGACTTGCGGCAGAAATGTTTGGTATGGGTACTGAATCTGATACTTCTACTCTACCAAAACACACAATGAGACTAGATGGTAACACACATTTCTATGTTGTTTGGGATAAAAACAACCCAACATTCCCTAGCGGTGATGCAAACTTCAAATATGGTGCGCCTCGCCCACAAGATGAGAGAGAAAGAACATCATTATTCTTTGGTCGAAAACAAGGTACTAATGATTCCCTAAAAATACTTAAAGTAAGTGGAAACGGTGCTGCTGCTGATAGGCAATACCCATCATTTACTCCATTAACTATCCCTATGAAGGGTGGTAAAAATGATAGATGCTACCTAAATGCAGACGTTTCAGTACCTACTGTTGACGCTTCTTTGGCTAACCTTTTCGATGGTTCGCCTACTGACATCATCGGTGGTTTGATTGGAGAAGAGAATCTATTAGCAGGTTTGTCTCACTTAGGTACATACTACGACACATACAACGGTAAAGACGGTTGGTGGGATAGAAATTGTGCTGTTATTACAGAAGTAATACACATAGACCCAAGAGACAACGGTGGATATATCTTAGTTTGTGCTGATACCGATATGACTTCTATGGCAGGTACAGTTGATGTATATTGTGATGATGAAATTGACTTTGCAGTAGGAACAAAGATGCTACTACTAGGTGGGGCTTGGAGAAGTAGAGAAGGTGAAGATAGGCTATCAGTCAATGGTTGGTACGCCTTCGACATCATTCCTCAAATGGTCGAGCCTGTCGTTGAAAGCGATGGGTGGGAACAATGAAGGCCGTAGGAGAATACGTTATCCTAAACATGGCTGAAACAATTAGTACATCGGGTCTTATTACCGCAAAAGAATATGTTGTTGATAGTGTAGGTTCTCTCGTACCCCTTAAAATAGGGTGCGGAGACACCGTACTATTCAATGGTGATAAGATACAAATGGCATTGGATGACGGTAGGGTTTGCCTACATTATTCTGACATCTTAGCGTTTGACGGTGAAGAAGTACCGTACTACATAGGTGGAGAAGAATACTACGGTGAAGAACCGGATTTTATATGAGGTATTTTTATGGAAACAATATTAACAGGAATGGAAGCAAAGAGTAAATTACTCAAAGGTGTGAACAAGGTTGCTAACGCAGTCAAAGGTACTTTAGGGGTAAATGCAAGAACAGTTATTATTCAGAATCCTGCGGGTATGCCTGTCATTCTTAATGACGGTGTTACTGTTGCTAGGGCTATCAATGATGCAGACCCTTACGTACAAATGGGTATAGACTTACTTAAAGAAGTCGCTAGCGAAGCACAGGAGAAGTCGGGAGACGGCACTACTACTGCTACGCTTATAGCACAGGCTTTGTGTAATGGTTCTCTTACCTTAATAGAACAAGGTGTAAGTCCTATTGTTATTAGAGACGCTTTGGCTTATTACTTAGAAGAGACAATAGATTACCTTAACACCATTAAGACTGATGACTTCTCTATCGAAGATGTGGCTACTATTGCTGCTAACAATGACCCTGTATTGGGTAAAATGATAGCAGACGTTATCAATAAGACAGGCAGTAAGGGTACTATTACGATAGAAAAAAGTCCTACATTTGAAACATACACAGAAGATGTGCAAGGGTTAGAGGTTCTATCGGGTTATGCACACAATGTTATGATAAACAGTCCGAAGGCTAGGTGCATCTTAGATAACCCTATGGTTATAGTAACAACTGAAAGGATTGAGACGTTCAATGCTTTGATACCTGCTTTAGAGTTAGCAGTCAAAGACAACAAACCTATTGCTATATTCTGTACCGACTTTAATCATCAAGCGTTACAGAATCTTTTAGTCAACATAGCACAAGGCAAAATAAGTGCATTATTAGTTAAGCCATCGGGTATGCCCGATGAACAACAAGCGTGGTTGGAAGATATAGCGTTAGTTACAAAGAGTACTTTGTTTAAGACTTCTCTAGGAGAATCTATCACTAAACTGACTTCATTTGATGTAGGTTCATGTGATAAAATACAGGCTTCTGCTTTAACTACTATAATTACAGCGAATGGCGAAGCGTCTGATGAATTAAACCAACACCTAGATTCTTTGGCCTCTTATGAACAAGAAGCAACTAATGATTGGATGCAACAATACTATAACAATCGTATATCAAGATTGACTAATGGTATATCTAAGATATATGTCGGAGGTAAATCTGAGGTCGAACAACTAGAAAGAAAAGAACGTGTAGATGATGCAGTTAACGCTTGTCGTTTGGCTATGAATGGTGGTGTAGTAGCAGGTGGAGGTTCAGCACTATATTTCGCTAGGATGGAAGTTTCAAAACACCCCGAAGATGTTGATTTTCATATCAAAAAATTATTTAATCTTGGGCTATCAGCACCCATAACTACAATAATACAGAACGCAGGTAATAATACGGGTGAGATACCTATACATACATACGGTCAATACATTTGTGGTAAAACTACTGATGTTAGAAACGCATTTGATGATGGGGTTATTGACCCCGTACAAGTAACAATCAACAGTTTAGAATCTGCGGTTAGTGTAGCGGCATTACTTCTTATGACTGATGCAGCGATACTTACTGAAAGTTTATAACCCTAGTAATGAGAGGAATATATATGAGCGCATGGGGAACACAAGCAACACCTACGACTAAACAAAAGACTGCCGAACCTGTAAATAGGTTCGATGAGAGTTATTACAAAAATCTCTTTGAGAATAATACTATTAAGGCTATTACTCATAGGGCTGCCTTTGTAGGGCATGAGAATACTGCTAAGACGGGTTTGGCTTTGTCATGCTTGAGAAATGAAATAGAAGCGGGCAAAACAATCTATATTTTTGATATAGATAACTCCGCCAAATCAACGGTAGACCATGTATTTCCCGATGCTGATAATATAGTGGTGTTGCCGCTACATGATGAAACGGATGATTCTATCTTTGATGCGGATAACAACGTAGACTATAAAGCATTGTTAGATAAGACTTCATGGTACGTCAATATTCTTGCCGAGAAAGTTAAGGATGACCCCGAATCAGTAGGTGGTGTAATCTTTGACGGTGGTTCAACATTCCTAAAATGGTGTGAACACGCTATGAGAGCATCACTACTAAGTCGTGGAGTCATTGAAACGGAAGATGGTACATTCAATCAGAAAGAGTGGAGAGAGAGAAACCGTCTATACAGAAATGTTCTGACTAGATTACACAGTCTGAATGTTGCTAAGGTTTACTTTACCTTTCACTTAAAGGCAGTATCACAATTCATGGATGACGGTACAGGTAAGAAAGTATTGATGACTGTTGGTTTCAGACCGGAATGGGAGAAAGGTACTATGAGGAAGTTTTCTCAACAAGTATTCCTAAACCGATATATGAAGAAAGCAGACCCCGCAGCAGGTGTCGAAGGTGATAGAACCTTAGCCGATGGTGAGTGGGTTGTACGTGCTACTATCGAAGAAATGAAAGGTAGCAACATAGAGAAGGTTGGTACTAAACATGACATACTCAAAGTATCTAACGGTAATGTAGAGTGGTTCGGATTGCCTTTC